AGATGATAAAGGAACTATGGTCAGGAGAAAGATATACAACTGAAGAACTGAACGCACGACTCAAGTTTTTTATCGGTATCATTTTAGGACTTACACTGTTCGGTATTGTATTTGTTGTTTTGTACAGTTTGATTTTTGTAACTCAGCCAATGAATGGTATGAGTCCTGTAGACAACAAGTTTTTTGAATTGATTATTCCAATTGCTACATTTCTGACTGGTACACTGTCAGGTATTATGTTGGCAGGTGATGATAAAGAGTTGAGGGCAAAGGCACTTGAAGCAGCAAACAAGCCACCGCCACCTTCTCCACCACCAGCACCTATGAGTTCAATGGGCTTTAGCTCACCAATGAGCATGGCTGGATTTGCAGCACCAATGGGCATGTCGGCTGGATTTGATGTGATGTCTTCATTTGTTCCATCAGTCGCTTCAGGTTTTGGTGGTAAAGAAGCACCAGCACAACCGCCACATCCTGAACTGTGAAAAGTTTTATGATACAAATGCTCACCGCTGAAGGTGAGCAACAGCCTAGCAGCAAAAGGTTCATCACCTTTTTGGCGTTCCTTTTGCTTGCTACTGGGTTTATTGCCGAATTGTTTTTTGAAAAGAAATTGAATCCACAGACACTTGATGTTATAATGTATGTTGTGCTTGGTGGATTAGGATTTACCGCAACCGAAAAATTTGTTTCTAAGGAAGAAAAATGAAAAAAGAACTTGCCCTAGCATCAATGATTTTGTTTCTGCTTTTTGCGCCACTGACAAACGCCGCATTTGCTGCTGAAGAAAAGAAAGTGTGTGTCAAAGAGTTTGATAACAAAACTAAAAAAGAAAAAGAAGTTTGTAAGACCATCAAAGTTCATAAGAAACTAGAGGGCACAAAGATTCCTGAGAAGAAATAAAATGGACGGAGATGTAGCACTCAAAGTAGAGGTTGGCGTTCTCAAAGAAAAGGTCTATACACTTGTAGACCTTTGTGAGAAGATGGACCGTGTTATCGAAAAACTTACAGATAACAATGCCAACATTGTCAATCAGATTTACAAAGACATGGACAAACGCAAAGAAGATACCGTAAGCGATATCAAAGAACTTCATTCACGTATTACTACCACAGACAGAAATCTATCGGACAAAATAGAACTGACTGAGCGTAGAATCATGGATGAAATCAAATCATTACGTGATCATATTACCGAACACAACCAAAAAGAAGATGATGATCTAAAGTCATTGATGCAGTGGAAGTGGATGGTTGCCGGTGGTGTTGTCGTTGTCGCATGGATCATCTCCAACATAAAATTTGAATATCTGGCAAAGTTTTTTAATTAATTGATTTTTGTGAGCAGTAGTGTTATAATGAAGGTATGGCTCTTTATATCGATGCGAAATATGTAAGAATGGTTTCTTCCCGCTTGCGTAACTTCAAGCAGAAGAATACTAACTTGTGGAATTTTTCATGTCCCTATTGTGGCGATTCCAAAACAAACACACTCAAAGCCCGAGGCTATGTTTTCGCCAAGGGCAATGATTTATTTTACCGCTGTCATAACTGTGGAGTAGGAACAAATGTCGCCAATTTCATCAAGCACATCGACTCATCCTTACATGGAGAGTACGTACTCGAAAAATACAAGTCGGGCACAACCGGAACTGCCAACACGTATCACAGAAAAAGTGAAGTATCACCACGAATCGTCACCAACCCACCCAAATTTGGTCACATCAAAAAGCGCAGCATATTTGAACATGGGGAATGGCTCAGTAGTTTACCAAGTGGACATTTTTGTTTAACGTATGCTGAGAATCGGCTAATCCCCGAAGAACATTATGATAAGTTGTTGTTCACTTCAAACTATAAAGCATTTTGTGATGCGCTAATTCCAAATCACGATAAAAACCTAGTTGAAGACGCTAGACTAGTTATACCGTATTTTAATTATCAGAATGAATTGATCGCTGTATCTGGTCGAGCATTAGAGACAAGCGACCGCACACTACGCTATGTTACATTGAGAACAGACGATTCTGATAATAAACTTGTTTTTGGCATGGATCGTGTGAATTTAAAAGAACGTGTGTATCTTGTTGAAGGTCCACTAGATAGTTTGTTTCTAAAGAATTGTGTAGCATCAGGTGACGCAAATCTTGCCCTAACGGTGAAAAATATTCAAGCAGAAAAAATTACGCTTGTATTTGATAATGAACCAAGAAATAAAGAAGTGTGTAAGTTGATTGAAAATGCTATCAAATCGAATCATAATGTTGTGATTTGGCCTGATAATATGGATGGCAAAGACATCAATGAGATGGTGTTGAATGGTTTTTCATCTGGCGAAATTCAAGAGATTATAGATAGTAATACATTTTATGGTCTTGAGGCTATAGCCAAATTTACTTTTTGGAAGAAATTATGAACGTGAAGTTAGTTGGTGTGACCGCAACAATGAATGGTTATGGCTCTGCTGAAGATTTGATTGTACACATGGCACGTGTATCAAATCCAAGTAATCAGGGAATGAATATTGACTCTGATAAATTAATTCGTTATCTTATCAAAAATCAACATTGGTCACCATTTGAAATGGTCAACGTTGTTATGGAAATAAACACTACACGGGACATAGCAAGACAAATCTTGCGCCATCGTAGTTTTTCTTTTCAAGAGTTCAGCCAGCGTTATGCTGATCCAACGAAAGATTTGGGTTTTGAACTACGTGAAGCAAGACTACAAGATACAAAGAATCGTCAAAACTCTATTGAGACTGACGATAATGAATTACAGTCAGAATGGAAAATTAAACAAGTTAATTTGATTTCTGAAGCAAAAGCCGCATATGATTGGGCGATTGCAAATGGTATCGCAAAAGAACAAGCACGTGTGGTATTACCAGAAGGCAACACACAGTCACGTATGTACATGAATGGTACATTGCGTAGTTGGATTCACTACTGTCAGTTGCGTATGGAAAATGGTACACAAAAAGAACACATGGAAATAGCACAAGCGTGTTGGAAAGTTATAGCAGATAAATTTCCAAATGTAGTAGCAGCACTAGAACAATAATATTGGAGAAGAAATGGTAGATATTAGCAGCATTACAATAGACCTAGAAAGAGATAAACTATTCGATGAACTCGGAATCAAAAGACTCAAAGAATCATACATGCGTGAAGACGAATCAAGTCCTCAAGAAAGATTTGCGTTTGTATCCGCTGCTTTTGCAACTGATGCTGCTCATGCTCAGAGGCTCTACGATTACAGTAGTAAGCATTGGCTATCTTATTCTACTCCTATTTTATCTTTCGGTCGCTCTAAGCGTGGCTTGCCTATTAGCTGCTTTCTTCCCTATTTGGATGATTCAGCAGAAGGTTTGGTCAATACTCTTTCGGAAGTAAATTGGCTTTCAATGTTAGGAGGTGGTGTTGGAATCGGTCTGGGTATTCGTTCTGCTGATGATAAGTCCGTTGGTATCATGCCTCATCTACGTACTTACGATGCATCTTCATTGGCATATAGACAAGGTCGTACAAGGCGTGGCTCTTATGCTGCTTATCTTGACATTTCTCATCCTGATATTATCAATTTTCTAGAGATGCGTAAGCCTACGGGTGATCCTAATCTACGCACACTGAATCTACATCATGGTATCAATATCACTGATGACTTCATGCTGTTGATTGAAAAGTGTATGCTCGACCATGATGCTGATGATACATGGGAACTCAAAGATCCACATACACAAGAAGTCAAAGATAAAGTATCAGCACGTGAATTGTGGCAGCGCATCCTTGAAACACGTATGCTGACAGGTGAGCCATACATTCACTTTATTGATACAAGCAATCGTGCGATGCCAGAGTTTCAGAAGAAAAAAGGCCTGAGTATCAAGCAATCAAATTTGTGTTCAGAAATTATTTTACCTACAGATAAACAGCGCACAGCGGTTTGCTGCCTTTCATCTGTAAACTTGGAGTATTATGATGATTGGAAGAGTAATGAACTTTTTCTGC